CGCTAAGGAAACTCCGCTGTCGACCGTGCCTTTCAGCTCCGGTTCAGTGGATCGCTTGCCTGCAAGCAGCCGTTTAGCCCCCGTTAAGGGCCCCTCACATAAATCCGCCCGCGGTTGTGAGGTTAAGCGATGTTTTGAGTGCTCTCGGAGCACTCGACTCATCAAGGAGACGATCCACAACGGTTTGCTGTTGCTTCGGATCAGGTATGGCTTGCCATACTCTGAGTTACCGGACAGCGAACCGTGTCAATTATCACGTTTCCTCGACTTTCTTTTGCTACAGGGTAAGGAGCGGACCTCTGTAGCCTTTCCACGCCGCCAGGGCAGGAAAGATGAAAACGGCCTTTGTTCGTTACAAAGGCTGGGGCGAAGAGAACGCTGGGAGCTTGCTCACAGCGTTTCGTCAATCAAACGCAACCTGCCACCGGGTTGCCTTCGCCACACTCCGTCAGCACGTCCCTCGTGGGAAAGGAACGTGCTCTCTCAACCCCCCCCCCAATCCCCCGAGTATCTTGCACACGTCCGGCGTGTTGCTACTCGACTCTTCCCTTCAGGATGGGATAGAGACTACCCTCGCGTCGTCGGCGAGCATGTCCCTAATCCATCTGCACGCAAGCCTGCCCGCTCTCGGGCGGACAGGTTGTGGCGTGGCCGAAGGAAAGAGTTCCTTACCGCGTGTCTCGAAGGAACTGGGGTCACTCCCCAGTTCTCCGCGCGGTACAAAGAAGTCATGTCGGCGGGGAAGTGCCGACCCTTACTCATCTTTGATGAGGGGGTCGACCTTCTCGCGCCTCTTCATCGCTTGATGTACTCACATCTCGAGCGATCTACCGACTGGCTTCTTTGCGGTCCCCCGACCGAGGATAGGATTGCATCTGTCTGTGTTAACGCCTGCCAAACCTCCGTGGATTTGGTAGCGGCAACTGACGGTCTCGCTCACTCTGTGAGCGATGCACTGCTTGAGGTAGCTTTCTTCTCTTCGTGGAAGATTCCCCGCAGCATACGCGCGCTGGCGCATGCTTCGTTACGGCCATCCTTCGAGGATAGTTCGGGGGCTACTCAGCAGGTCCGGCATGGACAGATGATGGGGTCCTACCTCTCCTTTCCTCTTCTCTGTCTGCATTCTTACTGTGCTGCCTCCTGGGCAGCACGATTCGATCCAGACGCCCGTTTCCTCGTGAATGGGGATGATTGCATCATCTCCGCGGCACGAGGTGTCACCGTGCAGGACTACCCTTCTGGGTACCGGCTCAACGATGGCAAGACGATTCGGGCTGAGAACGTCGCCGAGGTCAACTCGACGTGCTTTCTCAAGAGTAGGGGAAGATGGCGACTAGTGCGCCATCTTAGGAGAGGAGGAGCACCGGTCGATTACGCGGGGATGCTCCACATGGCGAAAGCCACTCTGGAGAGCCCGCGGTGGACTGACGCGTTTGCACGCGCCAGGATCGGCCGGCACTGGGGTTTCCTCCCATCTCAGATAGGTCATACGACCTATGCCTCTTGGTTACGAGAGAGGCAGATGCTGCGGCGACGTCACTGGACGCCGCTCCCGACATCGGTTCCTGCCGATGTTCCAGCATCTCTGCGCCGCGTCTATGGGAGAGACGCGGACCCGTTAGAGGCCGAGGCCTTGCGCTCCTTTATGTGGGCTAACGGGAGATGGGGGGGTTTGAAGAGAGACGAGCGGAATCCGTCCTGCGGTTCCGTTCGTCGGACGTTTAAGTACCGGGCTCGCCCGGCACGCTATAACCTCAGCTACGCCGGCTGGGTTATGGGGCGTGAGGGACCACGCCAGTCAGTGTCCCCTGATTTCTTTCTCCTTCCTGAGGAGTTTGAGACTAGTGAAGAGAGTTTGGGCCTCTTCCTGTTGGACCTTTGGCGCCAGGCCTTAGGTTCGCGGGCGGGAGAGGGTGATTAGTTGGTGGTTTCCCACCGTCTCTGGGTCTTCGCTGAAGCCACAGTGGAATGAGTGTAGGGCCGTTTAGTACAGTTAGGGAACTTCGGCGTGTCCGGCGTAACACGTCGGGTAGCACATGG